CCATAGTATAACCTACACCAACATTTTTTAAACAAGTTTGAATAGAAGTATGATTAAAATTAGGAATATCTTTAGAAACATTCATAATATTATCATCTCCATAAGTCATTAAATTCACAAAACTTTTAAAATCTTTAGCATTCTTCTTTGTAATTGATACAAAACAATATCTCATATACAAAGAATTAACTAAGGAATTTATTATAACAGTCAAGGGATGACCAGAGGGATTACTTCCAAAAAATGAAACTAAATCCCCATTAAAATTCATCCAAGCAAATGATGTATCAATAGCAATACCTCTTAATACTCTTAAATCATCACAATCATAGTTTCCACTACGATGGCAAATATTTATAAGAATATCAAAAGCACTTTGTATTAATTCAGCACACATTCGCTTATCAAATTTTTCAAATTCACCTGCAACTAAACGATCTTCTCCAAATTAAGTTAAAAAAGATCTCATCTTATCCCATTCTTTAGATTGACAAATTATTCCACATGCACATTCAAATACATATTGATTCGATTGTATCAATCTAATAAGAGATAAGGTATATTTCCTATTTACTACACTCCAAGCTACTGGAGCACCAGCGAAAACACGAGTTTTACCAAGTGATGATTTTAACTCTGTAACAGCCTCATCTTTTAAGTTTCCTCGAAAAATGGGATTGTTACGAAAACCATCTCTATAATTCTTCTCTATATTTCCAATCTGGACTAAAATTTCATCATCAAACTCCACAGGATCTAAATTTTCTCCCTTTGCAGGTATAGATTTTACATAAAATCGTTTAGATCTATTATAAGGATGCCCCATTGATGTATTTCTATTGAGTTTATCAACAAAAGTAACACCAGCGGCACCATTAACAGCAGTAAAATGATCATAAACATGTACAGTCTCTTGAATAATTTCTAATGGTATAGAATCAATTATATCATTAGAAAAAGCTTGTACACATTCACGCAAAATTGACGGTTTAAACTGATTAGCAGGATTAACCATTTCCTTGGCAGCTAAATGCCAAGGTTTCCAAGATACCAAATCAGGTCGAGTATATTTAGTTTCATAGCCAAAATTACTCAAATACTCATTCATTGGTGTATTCTCAACACGAGATTTACCATGAGCTCGTGGAAGCGTTAAACTTCCACAAACCATAGCAGATCCA